ATTTCAATATTGATGAGAATTTTAACGAAACTATCAAGTCACGTTTTCGTGATGAGTTTTCTTATGCATCATTCTCTGAAGGTGAGAAGATGCGTATCGACTTGGCACTTCTGTTTACTTGGAGAGCTATTGCAAAGATGAAGAACTCAACCAATACGAATCTACTCATCCTTGATGAGATTTTTGATTCATCTTTGGACAATACTGGTACAGATGATTTCTTGAAAATATTAGGTACATTCGATAAACAGAATGTATTTGTTATATCGCATAAACAGGATATGTTATTTGACAAGTTCAGAAACATCATTCAATTCAAGAAGGAAAATAACTTTAGTCATATGGTGTAACATGGGAAAGAGAAGTGATTTTGAAAGGGTAGAAAGGGATTTCTATCCAACCCCCTACGAGGCAGTTTTACCACTAACAGACCATCTACCAGACACATTCAGTTTTATAGAACCATGTGCCGGTGATGGTAGATTAGTAAACCACATAAAGGTGCATGGTGGTATTTGCACATGGGCAAGTGATATTGAACCACAGGCAGATTTTGTTTTCAAAGCAGATGCACTGGATGTAGAACCACAAGCCGCAGACTATATGATTACAAATCCGCCTTGGAATCGTAAGATACTTCACCCCATGATTGAACATTACTCAGACAGAATACCTACATGGTTACTTTTTGATGCAGATTGGATGCACACGAAACAGAGTGTTCCATTTATGCCTCGTCTAAAGAAAGTCGTAAGTATTGGTAGGATAAAGTGGATTGAGGGAAGTAAGAGTACAGGTAAGGACAATTGTTGTTGGTATTTGTTCGATAAACCAGATGGTGAGTGGCCACCACAATTTTTTGGAAGAAAATGAAAAAAAGTTGTAAAAACATCTTGACTTTGTTACTAAAACAACATATACTGTATAAGTAAAGTGAGAAAACAAAGTCGTAGGAGACATTTATTATGGCACATGAACTAGAAATCGTAAACGGACAAGCACAAATGGCATACGTTGGTGACGTTCCGTGGCATGGACTTGGTACTAAGGTAGAGGCAGACCTCGCACCTGGCCAGTTCCAAAAGGTTGCTGGACTTGATTGGGAAGTAACTAAAGAGAAACTTGTCACCCCACAGGGTGCAATTGTGAAGAACAAGGAAGCACTTGTTCGTACATCTGATAACACTGTTCTTGATGTTGTGGGTACAGGTTGGAATCCTGTACAGAACTCAGAAGCATTTGAGTTCTTCCATGACTATGTAATGGCGGGCGATATGGAAATGCATACTGCCGGTTCATTAAAGAATGGACAACTTGTTTGGGCTCTTGCAAAAACCAAAGAGAGTTTTGAACTCTTCAACGGTGACTTGACAGAGAACTACTTCCTGTTTACTAATCCTCACCAGTTTGGTAAGGCACTGAATATTCGTATGACACCAATTCGTGTCGTATGTAATAACACTCTCACACTGTCTTTGTCACAGAATACTGACAAGATGGTTACTGTTAATCACCGTAAGGCATTTGATGCCGCAGAGGTGAAAGAGCAGATGGGTATTGCTCGTGAGAAGATGGAGCAGTACAAGTCAATGGCAGAGTTTCTTGGTAGTAAACCTGCTACTGGCGATAACGTAATCCAGTACTTCAATGAAGTATTCGGTGCGCCTGCAAAAGAGAAAGAAGATGGTGTTCTTCCATTTACCTCTCGTAACGCCAAGATTGCAATGGAAAACTTGCAGACACAGCCAGGGGCAAACTTTGCCGAAGGTACTTGGTGGCAGGCATTTAACTCTGTCACATATATGACTGACCACTTACAGGGTCGTGAAGGTGACAGTCGCCTACAATCTGCATGGTATGGACGTAACCGTAAGGTGAAACTAAATGCACTTGACAAGGCGTTAGAGTACGCTGAGGCTGCCTAAGTCGTATATATAATAAGGGTGCTGTTCGTAAGTCGCCCTGTTCGACACAAATATATGCTTACTCTGTGTCGCAAATACGGTTTTGGTAGTTTCCGCCCAAAAAACTACCACTTTATAAATAAACGTGATATGCCGAAAGGGTATCACACTGTATCTTGCTTAATAAAGGAGATGAAAAATGGTAAATACAGCCTTTACACTTGATCCGTCAAGGATTAATACTTACTCTATCGGTTTCGATAGAATGTTCGATAATCTGATGAATGTTCCAACAGCATCAACTTATCCCCCTTACAACATCGTAAAAAATGAGGATGATAAGTTCACCCTTGAGATTGCCGTTGCTGGATTCTCAAAGGATGAGATTGAGATTGAATTCAAAGAGAATATTCTCAAGATTGAATCTAAGTCTCGCCCAGAGGGTGATGATGAAAAGGAATACCTATACAAAGGTATTTCAAACAAACGGTTCAACAAATCATTTACACTATCAGATGATGTGGTTGTAAATGGTGCAGATATGAAAGATGGTATTCTTAAAATCGACATGGAAAGAATTATTCCAGAAGAGAAGAAGCCACGTTTGATCGAAATAAAGTAAGTAAAGTAAGGGCGCCTCTTGACAGGGGCGCTCTTATATGATATATTATGTCTAGTTGAATTTGAGGATTCGTTATGTTTAAGAAAAAAGATGAACCAGCTCTTATTGAGCGTATTGATTACAAATATTCAGAGGATAGAATCCTTAAAGAGTTGCAAGAGTATATTGACAAAACTTACTCTGCACACTATTCCCATAATAGATTTCAAGCAACAGAATTCATCATGGACTCGGGCCATGGGGAAGGTTTCTGTATCGGCAACATTTTGAAATACAGTCAACGATACGGAAAGAAAGATGGCAAGAACAGAAATGACTTGCTAAAGGTGATCCATTATGGTATAATGGCTCTTCATAATCACGATACTACGGAGAAAAATTGATGAAACTTAGTAATGATACTAGAGAGGTTCTAAAGAACTTTTCTACCATTAACCAGAATCTTCTGGTGAAGAATGGTACTGCGATTGGTACAATGTCTGCAATGAAAAACATCGTTGCAAAGGCTACTGTGCCTGATACATTCAATAATGAATTTGCAATCTATGACTTGAACGAGTTCTTGTCTGCGATGTCACTATTCAAAGACCCCACACTTTCATTTGATGAAAAGAGTGTGAGTTTTAATGAAGAGGGCGGTGGAAGTAAACTGACGTATATGTTCAGTGACCCATCTATCGTCACTGCACCAAAGACAGAAATCTCTATGCCTTCTGTCGATGTAGAGTTTACTTTCACACAGGACACATTCAATCAGATTCTAAAAGCATCTTCTGTCCTTAGTGTTCCAGATGTAGTTCTTACTGGAATTGCTGGTGGTGACATCAAATTGACTGTTACTGACAGAAAGAACGATACATCTAATGACTTCAGTATTACAGTCGGTGAGAATGCACCAACTAATTTTACATTCTACTTCAAAGTAGAAAATCTAAAACTTCTTTCTGGTGATTACAAGGTTGAGGTATCAGAGAAAGGTATTTCACATTTTACAAATGTGTCTAAGCCAATCGAATACTTTATCGCTTTAGAGGCGGCCTAAACCAGAAGGACTATATTATGAATGATGTGATGCTTTGGGTGGAGAAATATCGTCCATCCAAAATTAGTGAGACTATTCTTACTGATGATTTGAAAAAGACTTTCCAGACCTTTGTAGATGAAGGACACATTCCAAATCTACTTTTGTCTGGCGGGCCTGGTGTCGGTAAAACCACTGTTGCAAAAGCAATGTTGGAAGAAATCGGTGCCACCTATATGATGATAAACGGTTCTGAAGAATCTGGTATTGATGTACTCAGAAACAAAATCAAGAACTTTGCTTCTACTGTCTCTATGGATGGTAATCGTAAGTTTGTGATTCTGGATGAGGCAGACTATCTGAACCCACAATCTACACAACCAGCGTTGCGTGGATTTATTGAAGAGTTCCATAAGAACTGTGGGTTTATCCTTACCTGTAATTTCAAAAATCGTATCATCGAACCTCTCCACAGTCGGTGTTCTGTAGTGGAGTTTCGTATTCCACCAACACAGAAACCACAACTGGCTGGACAATTTTTCAAACGTGTACAGGGCATCCTCTCAACAGAGGATGTCCAGTTTGAACCAAAAGCAGTTGCTGGTGTCGTGGAGAAATATTTCCCAGATTGGCGTAGAGTTCTTAATGAACTGCAAAGGTATTCTGCCTCTGGTATGATTGACAGTGGTATTCTTGTCAACATTTCAGAAACCAATATGAAAGACTTGGTAACTTTCCTCAAAGAGAAAGACTTCAAATCTATTCGTAAGTGGGTTGCAAACAATCTGGATAATGACCCCTCTCGTATGTATCGTAAGGTATATGATACCTTATATGAAGAAGTTCAACCACAAACTGTGCCTCACTTGGTTCTCGCAACTGCTGACTATTCTTACAAGTCTGCATTTGTGGCCGACCAAGAAATCAATATGCTTGCATATATGATTGAGATTATGACACAAGTGAACTTCAAATGAGTTACGAACTAAAAGAATATCTAAACTCTATCAATCTCACAAAGGAAAATCTGATGGATTCAGATGACCCTATGTGGGAGAAGAAGTATTACCCATTTATCATCAACAAGTGTATTGCACCTTTCAATGACACTATCATGTTGGTAAATGAAGTGAATATGCGTCACCACCTTGACGCCAAACTACAATATGACTTTTTACTAAATAGTGTTAGACCCAAGAAACGATATGCGCCTTGGGTTAAAGCTGATAAGTTGAAAAACTTGGAGTATATAAAGGAATATTATGGTTATAGTAATGAGAAGGCGAAACAAGCACTATCAATACTAAATGATGACCAGATAACCACTATTAAAAATAGTTTGAATAAAGGTGGAAGAAAATGAACGAAATTGAATGGCATCCAGAGAAGATGCTAGAAGTAAAACTTAAAGAACCAGATGACTTTTTGAAGGTTCGTGAGACACTATCTCGTATTGGTGTCGCTTCTCGTAAAGAGAGAAAACTATATCAGTCCTGTCACATTCTACACAAACAGGGTAAGTATTATATTGTCCATTTCAAGGAACTCTTTGCTCTTGATGGTAAGGACACAAACCTAAACGAGAACGATGTATCAAGACGCAACTCAATCGCAAGTCTACTAGGTGATTGGGGGCTTATTGAAATTGTTGGGGTTGCAGAACCAAAAGCACCACTATCTCAAATCAAGGTTATTGCCTTCAAAGAAAAAGATGAATGGATTTTGGAAACAAAATACAACATTGGTAAAAAGAGAGAACAATAAGTGGCGCAAAGCTTTTCAGATTTTATCACAGAAGAAGAACAGATTGAAAACTATAAGGTAATAATCCTTACAGTTGAACATGGTGATAAATCAATTACTGCAAATAAGTTTGAGAAACACGCCAAGAAGATGGGTATGGAAGTTTTTTTATCAGACTTCAAGGGTGTCTCTTTGACTTTTGACGATGGTAAGTATTCTATCAAAGATAAAAACCACAGTATGGAATTTACTTCCAAAGAAACAGTTGTATTTGTTAGAGGAACACCAACAAGAGATAGTCACCTAGATTTAATCTCTGAACTAGAAAGAATTGGTTGTACTTGTATTAACAGCAGAACTACTATCAGTATTTGTGCAGACAAATATCGTAGTTATGTTCGTATGAAAGACTTTAAACTAAACCAGCCAAAGACTGTTCTTGTTCCTACAGAAAATGATATAGACACTGCATTAGAAGAACTAGACACAAAGTTTCCTATCATCCTTAAAACACTTAGGGGTGCAGGCGGCGTTGGAGTTCTGTTTGTTGAATCCAAACGTGCATTAGATTCTCTCGTACAGTTGATTTACAAACAAGACCCAGAAACAGATATTCTCATTCAAGAATATATCAAAACAGATGGTGACATTCGTGTTGTTATTGTTGGTGATAAGATTATCGGAACAATGAAAAGAAAAGTTGTAGAGGGTGATTTTAGAAGTAACTATACACAAGGCGGTGGAGTAGAAAAGTACGAATTGTCTGATGAAGAGATTCGTGATTGTATGATTGCCGCCAAGGCCGTTGACGGCAACTTTGTTGCAGTTGACTTTATCTCATACAAAGGTAAACCTTATTTCCTAGAAGTAAACAGTTCGCCAGGCACAGATGGGATTGAAGAAGCAAACTCTGGTTTGAGTATTGCAAAAGAAGTTTTGGAACACTATCAGAATGAAGATAATAGATATACTGTTCCTATCAGATGTGGATACCATGAGATGGTTGACATTAAACCATTCGGTGAGATTGAGACTAAGTTCGATACAGGAAATAGCGCTCTCTCAGTTCTACACGCTGAAGATATTAAGATAAATGGTAAGAAGATTACCTTTACACTAAATGGTAAAACAATCACAACTAACCTTGAAAAAGAATACAAGGCACGAACAGGTGGTGGTACAGATGCCCGCCCTGTCGTATTGTTGGATACAGAGTTCATGGGCCACAGTCATCAGTTCATGTTTGGCCTAGATGATAGAAGTGATATGGGAACTGATGTACTTTTGAATAGATTTGCTATGAAAACAATGAATGTCATGGTAGATCCTCAAAAGAGTTTCATAATAACAACAAAACAAGGAGAATAGATTATGACACTACTTGAAGCAATCAAAAAACATAATGAAGGTATCATTGCACTACATAAAGCCAACATTGCAGTATACCTAAAGAACCCTGCTGGTATTGGAGAACACTCTGATATCGCAGAAGCAGTAGAGGCAGAACTGGATAAAATCGCTGCCGCACAAGACAGGATTGACGCAATCAGCCAACACTTTTCAACAGAAGAACAAATGCCTCTTTTCTCTTGACAATTCCCTAAAATGGTGATATATTTACATAATGAAATTTTATACACACGTTGCCCAGTGGGGTAATCAACTACTTGTTCGTGCAGTAGAGAATGGTGTTCGTTCTAACTTCAAGGTTAAGTACGAGCCCACTCTCTATGTTCCTGTTGCAAAGGACACTGGATGGAAAACGCTTGACGGTAAGAACGTCACGCCCATGCAGTTTCTTTCTATCAAGGAGGCGAAGGAGTTTATTGAACAATACCAAAGTCAGCCCCACCTCGTGTATGGACTGACACAATTCCCCTACACCTACATTGCAGACAAGTATCCTAAACAGATACAGTTTGACAGTTCTCAGATGCGTATTGTCACGATTGATATTGAGGTGGAGTGTGAGAACGGTTTCCCCAATGCCGATAAAGCGTTGGAGCCTATGCTCTCTATCACAATCAAAAACCATGACACTGGAGGCATCAAGGTTTGGGGATTGCACGATTACCACAATGACAGAGAAGATGTTCAGTATATCAAATGTCAGACGGAACGTGAACTTCTGGCTCAGTTCTTATCGTGGTGGGAAAGTGACCATCCAGACGTAATCACTGGTTGGAACACAGAGTTCTTTGATATTCCCTATATCTGTAACCGTATCAAATCGGTAATGGGTGAGGACGCAATGAAACGTCTTTCGCCTTGGGGTGTTGTGAACTCTCGTATGGTGAACTCTGGTTATGGACGTAAAGACCAAGTGTATGACATTCTTGGTGTTGAAGAGGTTGACTATCTTCAACTCTATCGTAAGTTTACTTACTCTGCACAAGAATCTTATCGTCTTGACCATATCGCCTTTGTCGAGTTGGGTGAACGTAAGGATGAAAATCCTTATGAAACTTTTCGTGATTGGTACACAAAAGACTATCAGTCATTCCTAGACTATAACATCAAAGACGTTGAACTTGTCGATAGACTTGATGACAAGATGAAACTCATCGACCTCATTTTGACTATGACATATGAGGCCAAAGTCAACATCTCTGACTCGTTTACGTCTGTGAAGTATTGGGATGTTCTTATCTATAACCATCTTCTCAAGAAGAAGATTGTCATCCCACAAAAAACTTCCCACAAATCCAAAGGTGAAAAGTATGTGGGTGCATATGTGAAAGAACCACAGGTTGGCCAACATAAGTGGGTTATGTCATTTGACTTGAACTCTCTCTATCCACACCTAATTATGCAATACAACATTTCACCAGAAACACTGATGTCTCAAGAGGTTGCAGTTGACGTTGATTATCTGTTAGACAACAAAGCCGCTCCCAAACTTGACAACGCAACATTCACACCAAACGGTGCAGTCTTTCACAAACACTATCAAGGGTTTCTGCCCGAGATGATGCAGATGATGTACGATGACCGTACAATCTACAAGAAGAAGATGCTGCAGGCAAAACAACAGTATGAAGATACGAAGGATGCTAAATATCTGAAAGAGGTTTCAAGGTATAACAACATTCAGATGGCTCGTAAGATTTCACTCAACTCTGCCTATGGTGCGATTGGTAACGAATGGTTTCGGTATTATGACTTGCGTATTGCAGAAGGTATTACCACATCCGGCCAGTTCTCTATTCGGTGGATTGAAAAGTCTCTGAATGTGTATCTCAATAAACTGTTGAAAACTGAAGGGATAGATTATGTTATTGCATCGGATACGGACTCAGTATATATTACTTTTGACAAGTTGGTTAATACTGTGCTTAAAAAGAGAACAGATGAGTCGGAGGATAGTTATCGCAGCAGGGCCGTTGACTTCCTTGATCGAGTTGCTCAAGAGAAGATTGAACCATTTATTGATAAGTCTTATCAAGCTCTTGCTTCGTATGTAGGTGCATACGAACAAAAAATGCAGATGGCCCGTGAAGTGATTGCCGACAAGGGAATCTGGACTGCAAAGAAAAGATACATTCTCAACGCATGGGATATTGAAGGCGTTCGTTATGAAGAACCAACACTGAAGATTATGGGTATCGAGGCTGTGAAGTCATCTACCCCTGCCCCATGTCGTGACAAGATTAAAGAATGTCTGAAGATTATCATGTCTGGTACAGAGAAGGATGTCAACAACTTCATCCAAGATTTTCGTGAGGAGTTCATGCAACTTCCCCCAGAAGAGATTGCCTTCCCTCGTTCTGTGAACGGTATTGGTAATTGGAGTGACAGTGCAAACATCTTCAAGAAAGGAACACCCATGCATATCAAGGGTGTTATCCTTTACAATCACTTTGTTCGACAACATAAGTTGGACAACAAGTATCCACTAATCCAAGAGGGTGAGAAAATCAAGTTTATTAATATGCGTACACCCAATCGTATGCAGTCTAACGTCATATCTTTTATGACTAAATTACCAAAAGAACTTGACATTCACTCACATTTGGACTATGATACACAATTCGAGAAGGCTTTCATCGAGCCTCTCACTTTTATTATGAATCAGATTGGGTGGAACATTGACCGTTCCTATGGAACACAAATGACACTTGAGGAGTTTTTTGGATGAAATATAAACCATATAAATTAGAAGATGTAGTAAATGCATCCAACCAAAATAAATTCAACGTCATCTCTACCTTTGCTGGTGGGGGTGGTTCTTCTACAGGATACAGACTTGCCGGTGGTAAGATTCTATGTATAAACGAATTTGTAGAGGAGGCCCAGAACACATATAGAGAAAACTATCCAGATACACCAATCTTGCCTGGCGACATCAAACAGTTGTCTGGTAAAGACTTTTTGGATATTGCTGGACTTGGTGTTGGAGAACTAGACATTCTAGATGGTTCACCGCCTTGTTCTGCATTCTCAGTCGCTGGTAAACTATCACATTCCAGAGATGGAAAACACTCTGATGGTTGGGGCCAGACTAAAAACTATTCAGATGGTAAGATGGTAGAAAACATTGAGGACTTGTTCTTTGAGTTTCTACGAGTTGCAGATGATATCAGACCAAAAGTAATTATTGCAGAGAATGTAAAAGGACTTACTATCGGCGAGGCAAAAGAATACTTCAATAAGATTCAGAATACTTTTGAAGATATTGGATATGATGTTGTTGCAAAAGTATTAGACAGTCGTTACTTTGGTATTTCACAAACTAGAACTAGGGTATTCTTTATTGGTGTTCGTAATGATATCACAGAGAGGGCTGGACTAAACTTTATGACTATCGGCAATGTATTCCCACAGGAATCTAAAGATGTAGTTCCTCTTAAAGATGCATTGATTGATTTGGAGTATGATGAAGAAGAAGTAAAGTATCTCACAGATAAGTTTACTAACACTGCATATTGGAGAGATACAGGCAGTAATATGGAGATTGACCCACCAAAAGTTTTGACAGGTATGGACTATCATCCTAAAGGACACCACTTCAATTTGAAACGTGTATCACAGTATGCACCAGCCCCAACACTAACTGCAATGGGTAGTAACGATACAACTGCTGGTGCATTTCACTGGGCCGAACCTAGAAAACTTACACTTGGTGAGTTGAAAAGAATACAATCGTTACCAGACGATTTCAAACTAACTGGTAAATGGAATCAGAAATCAGAACGTATCGGTAGAATGGTGCCACCTCTGATGATGAAGGTAATCGCTGATTCAGTATATAACAAAATACTAAAGGAGATATAATGGCAGATTTTACTTTTGCACATAGAGAGGAAGGTTTCGATGAACACATTGAACACTCTATTCGTGGGTACAGTCATCTACTTAGTGATGTTGTAAACTATTCACGTTACTTTGTAGAGGATGATACTAATGTTGTAGATATTGGTTGTTCTACAGGAAAACTTACTAAGGCTCTTCTTGAAGAGAACCAAGATCACTGTTACAGTGCAAACTATATTGGAGTTGAAATTGCAGAGGGGTTCTTTGGTGATTTGGATAAACGGTATCAAGAACTTACTTCTATGAACCCATGGGCTTCTGTTGATTTTGTAAAAGATGATATTCGTAACTATAAGTTTGAAAACTGTTCTTTAGTAACATCTATCTTTACACTACAGTTTATGCCACCTCGACATAGACAAGAAGTTTTGGCTAAGATTTATAATGGACTGAATACTGGTGGTGCCTTTATCTTTGCAGAGAAAACCGTATGCGAAGATGCAAGACTACAGGATATGATGACATTCAACTACTATGATTATAAGAGAAAAACATTTACAACTGAAGATATTATGGACAAGGAGAGAACTTTGCGTCACATGATGAAACCCAACACATGGAGTGAACTGTTGTTCAATCTTTATGATGCTGGATTTGCAGAAGAGAAAGTGCAGCCATTCTGGCGTAACCACACATTTGTAGGAGCAATAGCAATCAAATGAAAAAAGACACAATCGTAACACTCGTAATGATAAACGGTGCTGAGATTATCGGTAAGTTTGTCAGTGAAGAATTTCAAACAGTAAAGATTTATAAACCACGCATGGTACAAGTTACTCAACAAGGGGTGGGCCTTGTCAATGGTATCTCTATGACAGGTATTGAAGTGACAGGTGAATTTGAATTTTCAAAATCATCTATCGCATACATGGTAGAGACTGTTGAAGAACTTGCAAATGGGTGGACACAACAAACCAGTGGTATTGCACTGCCAACGAAAGGACTAGTAAAATGAGTGATGAACGTCTACTGCTCGATTACACAAGATTTGTGGATGAGGTTACAAGTGATGCATCTAAGGATAGTGAAGCCTTTGTAGAGGCATTAGATATTATTGAGGAGACTTCTGAAGTTCCCCCAGAGAGATTGATTACTGCTGCACTAGGTATATGTGCAGAAGGTGGTGAGTTTACTGAGGTGGTGAAGAAGTGTATCTTCCAAGGCAAACCAATGGATGAACATACTATCTTTCATATGAAAAGAGAGCTTGGAGATATCATGTGGTATATTTCTCAGGCTTGTATCGCACTAGATACTAGTATAGAAGATATTATCTACATGAATATAGAAAAGTTGGAGGCGAGATACCCAGATGGTTTTGAGTCATTTCGTTCTAACAACAGAAGTGAAGGAGATGTATAAGTGGATTTTCTAAAAGATATTGCAAAAACGGCAGGCAATGAGTATGCCGCCCTCGTGTCAGAAGGTGTGGAGGCTGGTGACGTTGATTCGTTTATCGACACTGGTTCATACATTTTCAACGCACTATTGAGTGGTTCGATTTATGGTGGACTGCCTGCAAATAAAATTACAGCGGTTGCGGGCGAATCTGCAACTGGTAAAACCTTCTTTGTGATGGGTATGGTGAAGTCATTCCTTGATGCAAACCCAGATGCTGGTGTGTTGTATTTTGAGTCTGAATCTGCAATCACAAAACAAATGGTTATTGATAGAGGTATTGCCCCAGAACGTATGGTTATCTTGCCTGTAACAACTGTACAAGAATTTCGTACACAGGCAATTCGTGTTTTGGATAAATATATGGAGACACCAGAAGATCAACGTGTACCTATGATGTTGTGTTTGGACTCACTTGGTATGTTGTCTACAACTAAAGAAGTAGAGGACACAAGTGAAGGTAAAGAAACTCGTGACATGACACGGGCTCAAGTTCTCAAGGCTGCATTTCGTGTGTTGACTTTGAAACTTGGCAAGGCAAAAGTTCCTATGGTTGTTACAAACCATACCTATGATGTTGTGGGTTCTATGTTCCCAACAAAAGAAATGGGTGGTGGTTCTGGACTGAAGTATGCCGCTTCGTCTATTGTCTATCTTTCAAAGAAGAAAGAAAAAGATGGTACAGAAGTTGTTGGTAACATCATCCATTGTAAGAATGCAAAGTCACGTTTGACTATCGAAAACAAGATGGTGGATGTAAGACTGATGTATGAACGTGGACTTGACAGATACTATGGATTGTTAGAGCTTGCATTGAAGTATGATATCTTCAAATCCGTCTCTACTCGTATTGAGTTGCCTGATGGTACAAAGACATTTGGTAAGACTATCAACAACCAACCAGAAAAGTTTTTCACTGAAGAAGTGATGGCTCAGTTGGATGAGGCTGCTGGTAAAGAGTTCAAGTATGGACAGAAACAAGAGGTAGAAGAAGTTGATGAAGAAACTGAACAAGATTGATATCTCTAGAGCCTTTGTATATTGCTCCGATCAGTCTAAGGAGTGGACAGCCCTTAAACTTACTGGTGTAACAGAATATGAGGATGTGATATACAAATATGGAAAAGTTAATGTACAAGAGGGTGAAGATGAATCAGAAGCCTCTTTACAATTTGACTATGATGTGTTAGTATCACCTAAAGTATCAAAAGAAGAATTATATGATGATATGGATTTCAAGAATCTCATGGGAGATATTCTTATCTATATTATAGAAGAACAGTTATCAAAGGATGCAATGCAATATGTCGATACAGACAATTGAGAGAACTACACTTAGTAATTTAGTATATAATGAAACATATGCGAGAAAGGTTCTGCCTTTCATCAAACCAGAGTATTTCTCTAATCGTCACGAAAGAGTTGTATTTGAAGAGATAAACAGTTTTATTGAGAAGTATGACAACCAACCTACGGTTGAGGCTTTGTCCATTGAACTGGACAAACGTAAAGACTTGACAGAAGATGAGTTCAAGTCTGTAGTAGATATTGTTGAGACACTATCCAATGCAGAAGTTGATATGCAATGGTTGGTGGACACAACTGAAAAGTTTTGTAAGGATAAGGCAGTCTACAATGCCATCCTTAGCGGTATCCAGATTATCGAAGGGAAAGACAAGGAACACACCGCTGAAGCAATTCCAACTATTCTGTCTGATGCACTATCAGTTGCATTTGATTCAAATGTTGGACACGATTATGTAGAAAACGGTGAAGAACGATTTGAGTTCTATCACAAGAAAGAAGAAAAGATTGAGTTCGACCTTGAGTATTTTAACAAGATTACTAAGGGTGGAATTCCACAGAAAACTTTGAACATTGCCCTTGCAGGCACAGGTGTTGGTAAATCGTTATTCATGTGTCACATGGCTGCGTCCACTCTGATGCAAGGTAAGAATGTTCTATACATAACATTGGAGATGGCAGAAGAAAGGATTGCAGAAAGAATTGATGCGAATCTAATGAATATCACAATGGATGACTTACATGAGTTACCCAAGAAGATGTTTACTGACCGCCTCTCTAAGATACAAACAAAGACCAACGGAAAGTTAATTATCAAAGAATACCCAACTGCATCTGCACATACAGGGCATTTCCGAAGTCTCATCAAGGAATTGGCACTAAAGAAATCATTTAGACCAGACATCATCTTTATTGACTATTTGAATATCTGTTCATCTTCTAGATTTAAGGGGAATGCAAATGTTGGATCATATTTTTATATCAAAGCAATTGCAGAGGAACTTAGGGGCCTTGCAGTTGAAAATAATGTACCAATTATGTCGGCAACACAAACGACTAGAGGTGGGTACGCCAATTCAGATGTGGGTTTGGAAGATACATCAGAAAGTTTTGGTTTGCCTGCTACGGCTGACCTTATGTTTGCACTTATTTCAACAGAGGATTTGGAAAGTCTCAACCAGATAATGGTGAAACAGTTAAAGAATAGATACAATGATCCCGGCATGAACAAGAGATTTGTTGTCGGTATTGACAGAGCGAGAATGAAACTATACGACTGTGAACAAGAGGCACAAAATGATATTATTGACAGTGGACAGGAAACAGATGAAGCAGCATTTGATAAAACAACTTTCGGAGTGGGTCTTGGAAAGAACAAGACTTATGAGAAATTTTCGGACATCAAAGTATAAAAAACCAGATTACTTTGTACAAAAAAATGATAAACTGTGGGAAGTCGTAGAATTCCCCACAAATGATATTGTGCGAGTCTGTCGTACAAAAATAGAAGCTGAAGTGTTTTCAGAACAAATAATAAAGAATAAGCCGTTCGGTGATAGAACTCTGCCTAATTTTATAAAGAGTAATAGACTTGACATTGTAGAGTAACCATGTTATATAAATAGTACTGAAATTATTTGTATGAATGGAAATGGTGTTAAATGTCAATTATCAAGAAGGCTTATCGTCAGATAAACCCCATCAAAGAATCTAAGGTTTCTCACATAGATAAAGTGAGAGAACTTCACGAAGAGACTCTTCCTACAGATTTCTTTGATGGATTCACCCATGAAGTAAACACCAAGGCCAGTTCTTCTGTGAGAACTGTCTATACAGTACGTTCTACTGACAGGGAAACAGACAGGGATGAAATCCTTAGAAGAATGCGTCAGGCTGGTATTGATGCAAATCTAGGTTCATCTAGTTCTAGTGTTGACCCTATTGATGGTGAGATTGACGGTAAAAGATTTAGAGTGAATGTCAAACCTATGGCTGGTGGTATGCAAGAAACCACACTCAACTCTAGTATCACAGAACTATTTCCATGTATCGCTTTTGAGAAGGGATACACCCCCACAGATGCAGAATCTTTTCACAAATACTTACTCGACATTGATGTAAGTAAATTGACTTGTGTGAATACAAAAGATACTGCCG